GAGCGCGGGCTCCGGCTCGTATCCCATCCAAACCGTGAATTCCGATCCAGGCTTCGGCGGCGCGAACGGCTCGCGAAGGTCGATCGTGAGCTCGCAGCGGTCGGATTTGATCCCGGCTTCGTCCGTGACCGTGATCGAGACAAGCGGCTTCTTATAGTCCTTGTCGATCAGGCGCGTAGTGATATCGCGCCCGTCGAGGCTAATCCTCGCGGTCGGCGTCGTCATGGCGTCAATCCCAAAGCCGCGTGACGGTCTTCCGCGGGAGCACGACCGGGACCGGGATTTTCACGACCAGGTTAGCCGGGAGGAAATCGCCATAAGCCGCAAGGCCGGGATTCGCGTCAAGAATGCGCTCCGCATGCCCGCTCGACGATCCGAACCGGCGGAAGGCGATAAGGTCGACCTGGTCGCCCTCTTGCGTGCGATAGGTTTCGAAATCAGCCATTGCCGGCAACCTCGACCAGGGCTCCGAAAACCGCTTGCTGGTCGGAGCCCGAAAGCAATTGTGTGACGGCCGACGTCGCTTCGTCATTGCCAGCGATCGCCGCGAGAATGCCGTCGGCCGGAACGGTGCCGGCCGCGTTCGCCTGGGAGATTAGGAGGTTCACGTCGACGCCGGCCGACGCGAGCGCTGCGATCGAGGGCGCCGACGTGAGAGTCGAAAAGGCGCCCGTCACGGCGTTGACGGAGCTCGTGAGCCCTTGAAGCACTCCGCTGGCCTGGCCGACGACCGTCATTCCCGCCGAAAAGGCGCTCGTAAGCGAGGCGATCCCTTCGGCGCTCACCGGGAAGAGGCTCGACAGGCTCGCGGAGCCGGTGATCGCTTTGAACGCGCTCGTATTGAGCGCGGAGGGAAGGTCGAGCCCGATATCGGGGAGGCTTCCGAGGTAATCGTCGAGCGACAGGGAGGGCAGGGACAGCGCGCCGCCGAGGTCGATCGGCGTCGTAGCGCTCGCGTCGAGCGTTTCGCCGCCATAGGCTTGAAGCGTGATATCGAAATTCTGACAACGGAACGCGCCGTTGCTGAAAAAGACGGATTGCCCCTCGCGGACCTCCGTTATCACATACTGGCCCCAAAGCTGGCCGGTCCCGTCGACCAGGTTCAGCGGCTCGCCTTTGTCGGCCTCCGCGCGCATCGCGGCAAGCTGGCCGACGCCGCCGCGGAAGGCTGGATAAATGACGCCGCTCATTGTGATGCAATCTTCGCCTGGCCCGACGAATTGCGACGCGGGGCGCGCGCCGATCCGCTCGACCGTCGGCCAGCGCCAGGAGGTCGTGCGGCTCAAATCCTGATAGGCCGCCGTCGGCAAGCCGAAGCGGTAATCGCCGAGTCCCATCATGACGAAGGAATTGTCGTCGGCCATTGCCTCAATCGTTCAGGTTGTAAGCTTGCGACCGCGCAAGCTTTTCGAGCTCACGACGAACGGCAACCGCGACGGCGTCCGGATCGTGCACGCCGTTAATGTGGATTTCGACCTTGTCGATCGACAAGCCCGATCCGCTGGCCGCGGCGGCTTGCGGGACCATCGCCGACGCGGCGCCGGCGAGCATTGCCGCCGTCTTCGCGTGCGAAAAGATTTGCCCGCTCGCTTGCGCGCGGAAGAGCTCCGGCCCGTGCTCGCCGACCAGGTAGAGCCCGCCGCGCCGAACCGGGCCGCCCGCCGCGCGCGCGCCGGCGAGCCCGCCGCGCGTCGAATTCATCCCGACGTTGCCGCCGAGCGCCGAGACGGAGGGCTTGAGGTTGTTGAGCGCGTTTTTGAATTTCGTCGCGAGGCCGAACGTGAGCTTGTCGGCGATCCACATTCCGATCCCGCCCCAATTGATCGACCGGACCCAAGTAATGAGCCCGTTCCAGCCGCCGCGCCAAATCCGCATAAGCGGGCCACGGAAATAGACCATGAGCGCGATCGCGGCCGCGCCGAGCACGATCGCCCAACCGACCGGAGTCAGGAACGCAAAGGCCGCGATGAGTCCGCGGATCAGCAACGGCGCCAGGCGCGCGAGCCCGTTCAGGATCATGGGCGCCAGGCTCACGAGCGGAGACAGGGCGCGAATGAACAAGCCGAGCGGCGCGAGCACGAAGCGGAGGCCGATTCCGAAGACCTTGAGCGTCGCGGCAACGGCGCCGAATCCCATGAGCGCGAGAATCCCCTTCGCCAAGCCGGGATGCCTGTCGAAGGCGCCGGCCAGTTTGTTGACGGCGGTCGCGATCGAGATAATGGCGCGCGTGACTGCAGGGTCTTGCCAAACCGATTTGCCGAGCATCGTCTCAAGATTCTTGAGGCTAGCTGCGGCCGCCATTCCGGCCATTTTCGGATCGTTATAGAGCGCTTGCGAATAGGCTTTGTCGACGCCGGAGGCCTTGTCGTAAAGCGCCATATCCGCGTGAATCCGGGCGCGCTGCTTCGGATCGAGGAACGTCGACGCGATCCGCTGGCCGGTCTGCCGGCCGAAGAGGCTTTGCGCCGCAATCAAGACCTGTTTCGGATCGTCGAGCTTAACCCCGTGCGCTTTCAGCTTCGGGATCATGATCTTTTCAAAGTATTCGAGCGGATTGGAGAGCCCCAGGTCGAGCCCGACGACGTCTTGCGGATTCCAGCCGGATTTAGACTGGCTATCCATAATCCCGGTGCCCGGCTTTAGGAGGCCGTATTTCCGCCAATTGGCGACCAACCTTTTCCCGCCGATTCCGGTGCGGCCCATGAACTGCATTGCGAGCGCGCTCGACACGGTGCCGGCCCGCTCGCCGCCAAATTCCTGAACCAATGACGGAACGACGCGCGCGAGATAATCCTCCGAATAGGCGCGCATTGCCGGAAGCGCCTGTTGCCCGAATCCGAGCAATTCGTCGGGATTGACCTTGCCGCCGGAGACGACGATCGACTTGTAAAACATATCGGCGAGGCGCCGATACGTCGGGGAATCGACCTTGCCGCCGCGGAGCTCGATCAGCCGCACGAGCTTGTTGAACGTGTCCGGCCCGCCGAATTCCTCGCCAAGCTGCGCTTTCAGGAGGCCGCCCATCTTCGCGTTGAAAGACAGGTTTTCCATCGCGTGCGAGAGCCCGCCGAAGGCGAGCGTCGTCTCGTTTAGGAGGCGGAGGTTGTCGTTCAGCGTCGACGTCGGCGCGTCTTTGATCGCCCTATTCGCGTAACTAATCGCGTCGGCAATGTCGCGCGTCGAGCGGCCCATGAGCCGCATTTGCAAGATTTGATGTTGATATTCGGCGCCCTCGCCGAGTGCGCCCTTGATCCCCATTGTGAGGCCGCCGGCCGCCGCCATTGCCGCGAGCGGCTTGAGGGCGGCCGACATTTCCCGAAACGCGACCTTCGTCTCCGCAGCTTGAACGCGGAGGCGGCGGTTCATAAGCCCGAAACGGCGCTCGACCTCGCCCGCCGCTGTATTCAGCGACGGCATGAGCTTTGCGCCGATATTTACGAAGACGTTGAGGCCGCGCATTGCCACGAGTTTACGATCCCTTTTTCACGGCTTCGGCGATAAGCCGTTCCATTTCGACCGCGGCCTCAAGCCATTCGTTCAATTCCTCACTGTCCATTTCCAGGGCTTCAAGGGGAGTGATTCCGCCCTTTGACGCCCGGCTAATCAGCAAGGCCGCGACCCTTACCTCGCGGGCGTCTCCGATGCCGGCTTGAAACGCGCGTATTGCGCCTGGATCGCCTCGATATCGACTTCGTCGAGCTCGACGAAATGCTCAACCGGGAGGCCGACCAGGTCGGCCATGAGGGCGATCCCCTTTTCGAATTCGCCGCCCTTCGCCTTCGCTGCCTTGATCGAGTCCCGGCCCTTCGGCCGGCGCATGGTGAGCGTGTCGATAACCTGGCCGTCGAGGGTGACAGGGAATTCGAGGCTAATGTCGACCGTCTCGCGACGATCGTAATCCTTCGAGTCACTCATTTGGCAATTCTCCTTTGCCGGGTTTGAAAGAGGGAGCTCCGGCCGGGCGGGCCGGAGCCGAATTCAGGTTAGAGGCCGATCGCCGCGCGCTGCTCCGCAAGCTGGTCGGTCCCGCCGATCACGCGCTTGCAGTTGAGCACGTCGATTTCGTATATCTCGCGGCCGTTGACGGTGAGCTTGTAATAGTCGACCGCCATGTCGATCGAGACGCCCGACTTGTCGCCGGCCTTCCAGGCCTCGAAAGCGCCCTTCTTGAACTTGCCGCCGAGCTCCGCGATCACAGGAACCGTGACGTTGTCGTGATCGCGGACGAACGCGCCGCGGAGGATCACGCGGGTTGCGTTGCCCGGCACGATCCCGACCAGGCTCAAAATGTCTTCGTCGGGATCGCAAATCTTGAGCTTGGCGTTCATCGCCGACTGGCCCATGTCGAGCTCCGTCGGAGCGTCCATGCCGCCCGCGCGGAATTCGTCGGTCTTGATATCGACCTCCGGGAGCTCCGCTTCGTCGATAATCCCGGCCGTGCCCTTGCCGTTCACAAAGGCATTCATCTTTTTGAGAACGCGAGGAGTCATGTTTCAGGTGTCCCTTATGCGAAGAGTGCGGCGACGAATTCGGAGGTTATCGACGAACGGAACGTCACGCGCTCCGCCGGATACGTCGGCGTGAATTCGTAGCTGAAAGTCACATGGCCGGCCTGGATTTCGTTCACCGGATTGAGGTCCGGATCGACGTAGCAACGCCCGCCCAGGATCGCGCCGAGCGCGGTCAGGTAGCGGAGATACCCGTTCACGGCGGAGGTGACGTCGTCGAGATAGCCGCGCGTGATGCCCTTGTCGCACGCCCAACGGTGCGCGCGCTGAATCGACAGGTCGATCATGTCGGCCGTCCGGCTCACGCAAAGGAACGCAAACATGGGATCGCTCGACGCCGTGCGGTTGCCCCAAAGGCGCCAACCGTCGTCGCGAACGATCGTCGCAATTTCGTTTTCGTTCAGGAGATTGGCGCGGGTGTTCGGATCGCCGAGCGCGTAGTCGATTGCGCGATCGAGGCCGCCGACGCCGTAAATCTCTTCGTTCGACGGGCTCTTCCAAAAGCCCTGTTCCGCGTCGATCCTGGCGATAAGCCCGGCGACGCGCGCCGCGGCGTCTTCGGAGACATAGTCGGCCGCGGCCGTGTCGAAGACCTTAACGAACGGATCGAGGATATAGACGCGCCGGCTCCCGAAATCCTCGCGATACTGGATCGCGTCGGCGTCGGTCGTGTTGGTGGCGGTCACAATGCAATGGGCGCGGAGCCCGGCCGCGAGCGACTCCAGGGCCGCCGCAACCGGATTCTTGTAATTGTCGACGACCGCAGTCGCGGTCGCGCCCGCTCCGGTCGTGTCGCCCGCGGCCGGCTCGATATCGACGACAAGCGTGTCCGTGAGGTGCGAGCCGTGAGTCAGAATGTTGATCGACGTCACCTTGCCGGCGTTGGCGCCCGTGCCGAGCACGGCCTCCGCGGTCGGGAGCACCTTAGCGGCGTCATTGCCGCCGCCGGTGATCGTGACGGTAGGAGCGGCCGTATAACCGGCGCCTTGCGCCGTCACGGTCACGCTCGCGAGGCCGACCGGCCGCACGCTCGTAAAGCCTGGCGCGATAAGGATCATCGGCGAAACGCCGGTTTCAGTCTGTGCGTCGCGGAAGGCCTGAACGCCGGTGCGGGCGCCGGAGACGACGTCGACGCCGCCGATCACGTTCGCCATTGTCGCCTCGTCGTCGAGGCCTTCGTCGACGCGGATCACGACGACGAACGGCGAGAATTGCTCATAAATGCCGGCGAGCGCCTTCGCGAGCGTGCCCGTTGCGCCGATCCCGGCATACCCGCCGCGGCTGGTCACGAGCACCGGCTTATTCAGCGGAAATTTCGCCGCGTCCGCGTCGGGCGCGGTTCCGATAAGGCCGATGATAGCGGAGCGAATCGTCTGGATCGGGCGCGGCCCGCCTTCGACGGTCACAACCTCGACGCCGTGCAGGAAATCGGTTGCCATGTGGCGCAATCCCTCTTCGAAAAGTTTCGGAAGGGACCATAACCAACCCCGGCCGCCTCAACGCGCCCGGTTCAATAGCCTCACGGAGTCCCGCCGCCTCCGCCAGGAGTGGAGCCGCCGGACGTGTGATAGGCCGTGAGGTTGAGCGTCCAGGTCTTGCCGCCCGAATTGACGGTGATCGTCGTCGAGCGGTCAGCAACGCCGGCGTTCAGCGTGAAGGTGATCGAGGTCGCGCTTCCGCCGCTCGCGACGGTTGCGGTAAGCCCGGCCGTGGCCGTGGCCGACCAATCCCAAACGGCGGTTGCCGAGCACGAAATCGAGTAGCTTACGCTCGCGTCGTCGGTCGCCGTGTAGCTCCCGGCCGCTGGCGTATAAGTCGCGCTCGACGTCGTATTGTTGAGCGTGACGGTGACGTTCGCGGTCGAGACGGTTTGCCCCAGGTTGTCCGTGATCGTGCACTTGAAAACCGCCGATTGCGATCCGCCGGACGGAACCGTCGTGCTCTTGAATTTGGTTGCCGCTGCAGTCGGCGAGAGGATCGAAATCGCCGTCGAGCCGGAGACGCGCGACCAAGAATAGTCGTAAGGCGCCTGGCCGCCGTTTGCGCTGGCCGTAACGGTCGCGCTCGTGACGGTCGCGCTCGCCGCCGAGGCCGACGTTGTGGTCGGCGTAACGCTCGCGGTGAGGGTTGCGTAGCGGGCGATCGTGACGGAGACGTCGGCCGATGCGGTGAAGCCGTTCGCGTCCGTGACGGTGCAAGTGAACGTCGCCGACCGGCTCTCGCCGGCCGAAAGGCTCGCGGCGCTGAAATTCGTCGTTGCGGCCGTCGAGCTCCCGATCGTGATCCCCGTCGATCCGGACGACCGAGTCCACCTGTAAGTGTAAGGCGCGGTTCCGCTCGACGCGGTCGCCGTGACGTTGCCGGTCGAGGCGCTTGCCGTGTTCGTGTTCGCCGAGAGCGTCGACACGGAAAGCGAGACGGCCGGAGCGTTCACGCGCTGAACGGTCACGATCACGTCGCAAGTGCCGGTGTTCCCGTTCGCGTCTGTCACGGTGCAACGGAAGGTCGCCGTCCGCGCGCCCTCCGCAACCGTCATAGTCGAGCCGGAGAAAGACGTCGTCGGGGAGGTCGGGCTGTTGGCCGTGATCGCGTCGCCGCTCACCTTCGCCCAGGAGTAGCTATAGGGGGCGGTCCCTCCGGAGGCCGTGACCGTGACGTTCCCGGTCGTTACCGTCGCCGTCGTGTTGAGCGTCGACAGGTTGGCCGCGGAAGGCGAAGCGACGACCTGGCCGGAGACTAGAATCCAGGCGCCGGCGACCTTTTTGTAAGTCGGCGCGAGCGCCCAGGCGCCCGCGGCCTTGCGATAGACCGGAGCTTCCGCCCAGGCGCCCGACGCTTTGCGGAGGAAGCCCACGGGCGGCTATCCCTTGATGTAAACGTCGCCGTCGGCGCCGAGCGTGTTCGCCGGCGCTGCGGAGCCGGCAAAAATCGTGATCCCCGTCGCGCCGGTTCCGAGCCGGGCGACGGCGGTTTGCGCGAGCGTCGCGGCGCTCCCCAGGCCAAGGGCGGAGCGGGCCGCGGCTTTGTCCGCAACGGCGTTCAGGTTGTCGCTTATTTGCAGGAAGCGGCCGTCGGCCGCCGTCTTATCGTAGGCGTTGACTAGCTGCATATAGCGCGCGTCGCCATTGTCGAGCGTAAGCGTCGACGCGGCGAGCGCATAACGCGCGTCGGAGGCCGTCTTGTCGTAAACATTGCTCGCGACGGCAAAGTAAGTGTCGCTGCGGACGGCCGCGGAGCCGAGGCCCAAGTTGCCGCGCGCGGCCGCGACGTCCGCGAGCCCCGCAAGGTTGCCGCTCTTCGGAAGGAACGCCGCGTCGGCGGCGGTCTTCGTATAGACGTCGGCCGAATTCGCCTTCACGTTGACCAGGCCGTCGACTTGCGCCTTCGTGTAGGAGTCAGCGATCAGCCGATATTTCCCGTCGGCCTCCGTCTTCGTATAAACCGAAGACAGCGCGATCGCGCCGAAGGCGTAACCCGTGACCTTGTCGCCGGCGTTCAGGCCGACCGGGAAGACGACGTCGACGCCGTCGGTTGCGGTGTAATCGTCCGGACCCTTGAGCGCGCCGTTCACGGCGACAATGATCATTCCGACGTCATAGCCGCCAGGGATCACGAAGCTCGTTTGCCCGGCCGTTGCCGTGAGCTCGAAAGGATTCAGGATCGCCGCCACGACGGAGCCGGCGTTTTTCCAGCCGCCGGCGCCCATGACGCGCATTGCGTCGAGCGTCGTGTCGAAATAGGTCATTCCGATCGTGATCGGATCGCCGGTTTCCGTCTCCGTCGGAGCCGCTGAATATGCGCCCAGGTAGCGGTTGCGATAGTCCGCGAATTCGGCCGCCACGGCCGCGGCCGCATTGGCCGTAACGGTTGCCGGGAGAGTCGAGGTCGACCAATCATCAACGATCGCTTGAAGCGTCGCCTGGATCGCCTCCGCATTGTCGAAAATCGGGTTGAGCACGTCCGTAACGCGCTCAAGGCCGATCGTCTGCAATTGCGTGATCGCCGCGTCATAGTCCGGGCGCGAGGCCTGTAGCGCACGAATCAGGGCTAGGAGATAGCCCATCGCTTCGTTCATGCGCTCCGGAGTTGCCTCCGGATGGAAGACGAAATCTAGCTCACTCGGAAGGGAGGACATTCGTCACCGCCCCCTCTTCCGCGATCATCGCGTCGAGCGTCACTTGATTGACGACGTGAGATTGTCCCGGCTTGTAGTCGAAGCCCGCGACGGAAACCGTCCGCGCGAGCTCGACCTTGTAGTAGCCGGATTTCGACTTACGGATTTTCACCGGCTGGACTCCCTTAGAGCGCGTGATCCTTGAGCAAGGCGACGTGGAAGACGTTGAGTTGCGAGTCGGTCGTGCCGGCGATCTTCCACTTGAAGGCGCTCACGCCAGCGCCGAGGTTGAAGACATACGTCCGCTCAATCGAGCCGTCGTCGTTCACCTGGTCGCTGTAGGACGTCGCCGCTGTCTCCGTCGCGAAGCCGGCGCCGGTCAGGAGCGAGGCCGCAACCGTGTGGTGAGCCGCGTCGAAGCTTTCCAGCCGCACGGCAAGGCGAAGCTGCGTCGAGGGCGCCGCGAGGTTCCGGTCGCCGCTGAAATAGGTGAAGGTCGTCCGCGGGCGCGAAACCTTCACTTGCGAGCCGGTGAGGGCGACGGACGGCATAACGTCCGGCGTTCCCGTGAGCACGGCGCGGAATGCGACCAGGTTCGGCATGACGCCGCCGGCGGCGAGCACGTTGCCGGCCTCCGCTTCGTTCAGCGGATACCAGGTGCCGCCGACCTGAATCTCGTAAGAGATTTGCGAAGAGCCGGGGAGCGTCGCGGGCGCGAGAATGTCGATATCGGCGAGGCCGCCGGCCAGGCTCAACGGCTGCAAATCGAGCACGGCGCGAGAGGCCGTGAATTGCGCCTGATAGAGGCTAAACATGATATCTTTCGTCGCGTCGCCCTGCTGATAGGCGCCGTCGACGACATAGAAGAGAGTGCCTTGCGGGAACGACGAACCGGCGCACGTCGCAAGCCAATGGTCGGCCGCCGTGAGAATGACGATCGCGTAGCGGACGCCGCCGGTGAGGAAGACCGGCTGAATCGGGATGATCGTTTCTTCGTTCAGCAAGAGCGATGCGCGATCGACGGTCGTCGACGAAATCACCTTGTCGAGCATCGGGAGGCCGCGATCGGTTTCGCAAATTGCGATCGTGATCCCGCCGTCCGCCGCAAGCCGCGTGAAGGTGAGCCCGACGGCGTCGAGGATCATGTCGTTTGCGTTGAGGAACGTCTCCGCGACCTGAGTCCCGTTGACGCTCGACTCGACCGTGACCTCTTCCCAATAGGGCGCTTCGTAAGTGTCTTCCCAATGGCCCTTATGGCGCTGCGGGTGATGATTGAGGACGGCCTGATTCAGGAGGTCCGCCGGAGTCGTCCAAGACTCATCCTGGCGCCGGAAGACCTTCTTCGAAATGTCGTCGCGACCGCGCTTAAGCCAATTCGAGGACGTCGAGACGGTGCGGGCCGGGCCGTGGCGGACGCGGTGACGGCTTGGCGTCTTTTGCTTGAGATTGTGCGTCGAGTAGGAATAGGCCGAAACCTGTAGCTCGCCGGCCTTCGGGCCGACCTTGAGCCGCTGAACGCGGTTGTATGCCGGAAACATGACGCCGCCGACGATCTTCGCGCGCGGGTTGAGCGGATCGAAGACCTGCAAAGCGGTCACGGCCGCCTGTTCGTCGTCGAAGCGAATGCCCTCCGTCACCTTCACCTGGGAGCCGGCGAAGGCCAGGTCGGAGTGCGACTCGTCGATCAGGAAATCGGCGAAGCTGTCGACCGCCGCTTCCGGGATTCCGTCCTTGGCTTCAAGGATCGCAACGCGATCGAGCACGCGGCCGTAAGTGTCGAGGCTGACAAGGCTCGCCTGGCCGCGCGTGAGGGCGGCGATATCGGAGCCGAGCGACTGCACTTGCGGCTGAATTGCCGCCTGGAAGGTTTCGAGGTCGGCCGTGCGATCGGCGACGGATTGCACCGAGTCGAGCGCGTTTTCGTCGTTCATCGTCACGGAGACGATCCCCGTCGGCGAAAGAACGATCGTCGCAATGGCGGTCACGCCAGAGTCGAGCAACGGCGGGATCGGATCGGCGTTTTCCTGGCCCAGGGAAACGGAGAGCTTCGCAACGCGCGCGTGCTCCATTGCGACGACGCGAGGCTCCGACGCGCCCGTGTCTTCGTTGATCAGGAATTCGCGCGGGCGGGAGTCCGTGTCGACCTCTTCGCCCCAAGCGACCAGGACGGCGACCTTCTTCGCCGCGACCGGCAGTTGCAGCGCGAAATCGTAAGAAAAGGGATCGGCCCGATTATAGACCTTGCCGCCGCTGAAATAGCGGCCGGCGAGCGTCGAGAGGGTCGTCGCCCCGTTCGCGGTCGTCTGGAAGCCCGCAAACTTGCGTTCCGACGTGATTCCGTCGCCGACGATATGGTCGAGCGAACGGCCCGTGAAATCTTGAAGGTTGTTGTAATCGGCCGGATCGTTGTCCATGCCGTCTTGAAAAATGACCTTCGATTCCATCACTGAACCTCTTTGATTTGGCCGAAGACGAATTCGCCGAAGCGAAGGCCGCCGCCGAAGGTGACGCGGCCTTGCGTGTGCGTGTCGATAAGCACCGTATCCCGAAAAGCCTTCGACACGCGGACTGCTTCGATAGCCCTATTGAGCGGCGCCATATCGGCCGGCTTGCGGAAGCCGGCGCCGTGCCAGCGGCACGCCCGGCGGCGCTTGCGGAGCATCGGCACGCGAATGCGGATTTCGGCCGTGAACGGATCAATCCCGAAACGGCCGTGCCCGTGATAGCCGCGGACCTTCCGGCGCGCGCCCAGGCGCGACGGATCGTTGAGCGCGATGCGATCGTAAATCAGGAGCGGCCCGAACGACTCCTTGAGGAAGCCTCCGTGCCGGCCGAAGAACGCGCGTTTCGCCGGAGCCGTGCGCTTTTGCGCGATCCTGGCCGGGCGCACGTCGACCGGCGTCATGGAAGGGTCGACGGCGAAATGCTGATTCGTTTCGGCCAGGCGAACCGTGATCACGTTGGTTTCGGCCGCGCTCGTGCGGAGATAGCCGACGCGGAAGCCGTGCCCGTAAAAGAGCCGGAGCGGCGCCTTGCGGCGAATATAGACGCGGTCGACGTCGCCGAGGTCCGTCGCGCCGATCGTGACCTCCGTTTCGGCGCCCCGGTCGTAAATCGTCGCACGCCGGCCATAAATTGCGAAGCCGCGGCTCTTGCGAAGAAACTTTTTCGGCAAGCCGATATCGTCGCCGCTTACGGCCGCCTCACTCGTGCCGCCGATCGGATTTCCGTCTTCGTCGACTAGCGTAAAATCGCCGTCGGCGTCGGTTGATCCGAGCTC